CGCCGCCCAGTTGTTACTACCCTCTGCCAGTTACGGGCAGATTTGTATCATTACGAACGGAGCTGCCTGAGTGTGCGTTGAGGTCTCAGCCAGCACGAATCCGGCGTACTGATCGGAAACGAAGGCGTCGGCGTTCTCCACGTCGAGAGAACCGTCGTGCCTCCAGTACAATCCCGTAGCGCCTGCTATGCCGCAAGCGGCTTGCGGCGATACGAATGTCGGGCCCCATGTCTGTAGCCACATCCACTGTGCGGCTGTAGCGACAACCATTGGCACGCCGACAACAGGATGCCCAATCTGCGTGTCCTGTACCACATAAGCCCAGGGGCTGTGCATACATTCAGCAGTGCCGTTGGCGGTGGTCATGGCTGTGGTCAAAGGCGAGTCCAGGTAGAACGTCACCGTGACGTTGCCGGTAGCCACGCGAGCGGTATTGCCAGTGATGCCACGTCTCTGCGGAATGTCCGAGCCGGACGTGAACAGGACGATCTCTCCGCCTGCGAACTCGTTGAGTAACATCAAGCCCGTCCCGGCTGCGCCGGAGGTGGCAGAGGTTGTTACATCAACTGAGGTGGCGCCAGCCGCAGCGTTGGCAGCCAGTGCGCTATTCGCTACGCCTTGAGGCAGGCCGTTCTTGCAGCCCAGGCCAACGCTTGTTATCGCGCCGCCGGTGTAGGACAGCGCGAATGTTTTACTGCCCATCCTGATAAAATCCCCTATGTTGAATCCAGCAGGACAGGCGTCATAAGCTGCGGCGTAAGGTGTGCCGGAGCCTTGCCGACAGAGCGCCTCGCCGATATTCGGCATGTGTACCCTTTTTAACTTTGCGGTCATTGTTTACTCTCTTTCTCTCTGATAGGAGGTCGGTTTCGTCGCCGCCTCGTCAGAGTTTATATGTCGTTGACTATGATCATGAACGGCTCAGGGCGTATCAGGCCGCCGCCTACGCGCTTGTGAACCTTGAAGCCGACCAGTCCGGACTCCGCATACAGCTCGTCCAGCCGTTGCAGTGTCATACCCAGCCTGTCGATGATGGCATAACCTCTCTTGAAGTTGCCGAAGATGACGTTGGTGGCTGCGAGCGTGTCGGCGGGGAAGTTCATGTCGGAGCTGTTGGCGATGGGGAAGCCGTCAAACTGGTTCGGCTGCCCTACTAAGAGGGAAGGCTGCCAGAGGTAAGCGCCGGTGCCAGCCGCCTGTAGGATTCTGGCCGCGAGTTCTGTCGTGCGGTTAAACAGCCAGGTCGCTCCGGCAAGGTACTGCACGGGCAGGCGATACTCGCACCGCAGGAGGTCGTTGATCAGCACGGTGTCGTCGGTCGTCCATGAGTTGCCGTAGGTGCCCGCTGCGTTAGCTCCGCAGCCGGTGGTAAGTCCTGCTCTCAGGACAGCGTTGACTGCGATGCCTCCAGGCTGTTGCAGCGCATGTCCGGTGCCGACTACGAATCCCGTGTTCTCAGCGGTAGCCAGTGCGACGGCGAATGAGTCGGCAAGGAAGGCCGCAAGGTTCGCGTCGGAATCCATCAGCTCGTCCTCACCGATCTTTGCCAGACCATAGAGGTCTTCCACGTAGATATACGCCTCGACGGGTACAGGGGTGGATTCGGGGATCGCTGCGCCTGTCTCTAGTTTGCCCCAGCCGACGGTGACATCGGAGATACCGCGGACACGGACTCTATCCCTGCCGGTTGTCCTGACAGTGCAAAGTCCTCTCATTGGGGTCAACCCAGGCAGTAGTCGATATACCTCTGCCTCAAGGTCCTCCGGCACAAGTATCTGTCCGGTTGCGTCCTCGACCAGCGCCTTGCGCTCAGAGGGATCCATGTCGCGCTTGCCGTGTCTCATCCATGACAGGAAGGCTTTCTTCTCGGCGGTCTTCTTCTCGTCGAGTTTGGACTCGCCCGGAAGCACGACTTCCTTCTTCTGGAGTTTCAGCTCCAGCTCGTCGATGCGCTTATTCATAGTAGCGACGTTGGCCTTCGCCTCACCGCTTATCGTTGCGCCGTTCTTGGTCGCCTCTTCTATGGCGGTCTTGTGCTCTGCCCTCATTTGGGTCAGAACTTGCATGATCTCTTCTTTGATCTCAGCCATTTGATTTTCCTTTCTTAAAATTTCTTCAGTAACTCTTCGACCCTGTCCTCTGCTTTCTGCGGATCGAAGCCTATGTTGAAAGCCTTCAGCGCATTGAGAATCTCTGCGGCTTCTTTATCGGCGGAAGTGTCTTTGACGGCTTCCGTGACAGAAAGTGCCTTCTCTACGGCCTTCGGCGCTATATCCAATACTGCTTCTATCTTGGGGAGCAGTTCCTTTACTTTGTCTTTAATGTCTCCGCCCTTCGCCCGGGCGCGTATCATGCCACACACGCGATTGGCTGTTTCCTCATCGCCATACTGTTCGGTCATGTCGGAGATACATTCCTCCCAGGGGTAATCGGCGCCGGCCTTCTCAGTGTCCGACTTTACCGCTGTAACCAATGCCTGATCGTCGGCGGCGAATGAGCCTACAACCAGCGATATGTCAGGGACTTTTAATTCTTGCAGGTATCGCACGCCAGACTTGAGTTCCTTCTTAACCACGTCATAGCCGATGGACATGGACTTAACCACGCCCTGCTTCATAAAGAGATAAGCTTCGTCAGCCTTCTGTACGCCGCGGGTGAACGCGCCGTGTACCTTGAGGCCATGACCGTCTTCCTCGACCTTTGCCAGCCCAACAGGTGACATGATGTCGTGCATCCAGAACAGCGGGATCTCGCCGTTGTGGTCGTTGATGGTCTTCTTGAACGCGCCCGGCTGGACAATATCGCCAACCTTATCGGCGGTAGATCGGAACACTGAGGCATACCCCTCAAATGTGCCTTTCTCCTCATCTATCGACTTGACCTCGAATTTGACTTGCTTTCTTTCTGACATCGTGCCCTCCGTTATTTCTCGTGAAATAAAAAACCGCCCTCTCGGACGGTCCATACCTACGAATGAAATGCTTGCTTAGACTATGTATCCCTCAGCGCAGCGGCAGTTGATGAACTCGGCAGGCTCGCCGTTGGTATCGCCCGGATTCATCAGACCGTTGCTATACAGTTCGTCAAAGCCTTTAACCTCGCCATTGATATTAGCGTGAGCATCGCGCACCCTATCGTCCATAGTGGCTATCCATTGCTTTTTAGTGACATAGCCCGACTGCGCTGCGGCCTCCCGCTGCCCCTGGCCCGCGGCTGCCCCTACTTCAGTTCTCGCCGTGCGCATGGCCTTCCACTTCTCGCCCTCATCGTAGAACTGACGCAACTGCTTTGAGATGTCATAACTGCCCAGCCCGTCAGTGATGCCCTTCTCGATAATGGCCTTCGCGCCTGCTATCTCTGTCTCAAGGATTGACCCTACCGATGTGGCTATGTGGTCGGTCAACCATTGCTGCATAGCGGCAGTGCTGAAGTCTAAGGCTTTATGCTCGCCCTTCACTACCATGCTCTTGGGCTTCAGTGTGTCCAGTGTTTCCTTTCCGAAGTCCTCGGCGACTGCGACATCGACAGCAGTAAGCACCTTCTCCCATTTAGGAGTTAAAGACTTGATTGCCTCTGTCGCTGCGGATGCCATAGAAGAAGGATCCTTGCCCTCTACGGCCTTCATAACCGCCGAGGACTGAGAATCATATACCGTCTTGAGTTTCTTCTCTGCTATCGGATACCAAGATGAGCGCCTGGTATCGATCCTCTGCCAGTGCTTAGCTTTCTGTTCGTCGTTCATGTTCAGCATCTTGGTTGACTTGATGGGCGTCTCCGTAACGTTTTGCGTAACACCAACTGGATTGAGGCTGAACGGCAGATATGAATTCTCCCATCCGGGGAACTCTTCAAGCCCGAGCTTCAATACAGAGTTCGCCTGGCTGACGGGTATGCCCATCGCGAACATCTTGCCAGCCTGGTCAACCTTCGCGCCGAAGTCCTCGCGTAGTGCGGTCACGCCCGACAGGTCATAAGCGATAGTGATATTGTCGCCATACAAAGGCGCTATCTTGAGATTGAGTGTGGCCTTGATGTCATCGAGTAGAGGTACTATAACCAACTCATAAAGAGCCTTCTTTGCCTCCACGACGTTGTTATAGGTCGATGCCCGCCTATCACCTAGCCACCATGGATCGAGGCCGAACGCTGTCGCTATATCGTCGGCATTGCGCAGGCGGGAGTTAATGAAGTCCATCTCTACCGGCGTCAAGCTCATCTGATACCATTTATAGCCAGCGCCGAGGATCCATGGCTCGCGGCGGCTCTTCTTGTTGGTGTACTTCTCTTTGACCTGACGCTGCGCCTCTTCCCATTGCTCCTGAGTCATGGCCACGTCTGACACAAACACGCCGTCCGGTGTGCCCCTGTTCTGCATGGACACCTTCTGCGTGTCCTGCATCTCGTTGTCGGTGTCCACTGTCCGCGCCGCCGCCTGCAAGTCTCCGATGCCCCAGTACGGGTCGCCGGGGTTGAACTGCAAAAAATGAACGAACGTCTCGGGCGGTGCGAGCTGCGCCCGCTGCGATCCGTCCGACTCCGTAACCTGATAGCCGTCTATCCACTTTGAAGGGTCTTTGGAAGGCACAGGGTGAATGAGATCAGGCATGCAAACCCAGAACTCTTTCGGCTGGCCTTGCACCATGATCGGCTGGATGATAGCGTTGCCCACGAGCTTCAAGTGAGCGGTGAGATATTCCATGTTATCCTGCCCGCTGAAGAATGCGTTGGGGCGTGCCCATGCTTCCGTGAATGGATGGCCTTCTATGACCTCGCCATCCTTATCCAACACGATCCAGGGGATGCCGGACGCGCTCTGCACGATCGTCCTGACAGCGCGGTAAACGTAGAGCGATAGTTTGTAGCCGTCCCTGGTGGCGCGTCGGATGGTGAGATCAGAATACACGGCCACGCCCGGAGTGCGCTGCGAGAAGACGTTATACGGAGCAGACTTCGGCGCAGCGGCCTTGACTGGTAATATGCGATTGGCTACACGTTCTCTTGCTTTGTTAAACATCTTTACCCCTTATCACCCTATTCGTAGCGGGTCGTGTTGCGGTACTCCGAAGAACTTGCCGATAACGCCGTACCGCCGCGCGTCCATGCCATGACTCCAGACGTGCGTGGTTTTATCGGTGAGCTTGCCGTTCTTATCAAGTATATACCTGAAGTTGCGCTGTTCCTTGATGCAGTTCAGGCTGTCTTTAGTCCAGTATTGTTTATACTCCCTGATCTTCTTATGTCCGAAGTCTACGCTGTCCTCACCCTTAGGCGCTGGTTTGATGTTGAAGCCTAGCCGGTAAATCTCTTCGATGCTCTTTGGCTCGGCGGCGTCGGCGAATATCTCGTCGTGACCCTTCTTAACGCCGAGTTCTATCATGCGATTGGTGAGGTCTTCGTTCGTCAACCCTGACTGATATATCAACTCTTGGCAGTAGAGCGCCTTGCCGATGACCACGCACTTCACTAGCGCCACTGGGTCGGTGTACCCGAAGTCCAGCCCGTAGAACACGTCGCCTGTAGGCAGCGCGTCCACCTGGTCGAAGTAGGGATAGACAAGCCCCTCGATCTTCCCGATGAGTCCCTCGCCATAAATATGCCACCAATTTGGATCGGTGAGTCTATTCGATTCGATGTTCTTTACCACGTCCGGCGGGAGCACGTCTATTGCGTCAAGGTAAGTGCTATGGATGTATGCGTTCTCATCCCGCCCGATTAGATGCTCATGGGCAAAAAACTCACTGACGGGGTTCCAGTCAAGGAATGTGAAACGCTCCGTCCTGATGTCCAGTTCCTTGAAAGCCTCGTATGGTATGTTGTTTGCTTCATTGATGAATAATATCTGTCTGCGTCCGCCTCGGAGCTTGCTCGGCTCATCGGCACTGAAGAACTCTATCTGCCCCTTGCCGAAGGTGTAGATGTGGTTCGACTTACTCCAGCAGTCATCCTGCCAAGCATCCCCTATTATCCGGCGGAAGTCTCGGATGCAACCTCTATTTAAATGCGGAAACGACTCGCTCACCACAGATATAAGGCATGGCTTTGTCGCCCGCTGCGCTATGAATATCAGCAGTTGAAGGATTGACCACGTCTTGCTCGATGAGGTGCCGCCCTCGTTCAATGCTCGACGCTTGCCGCTATCGAAGGCGGTAGCATTATCATTGAATATCCTGGTTGACGGTGAGTTAATATCCATAGCTAACTTCGCATAATACTGCCAATATTGCCCCTAGTGGAGCCTATTATTGTCAACTAAACTTTGCCCGCTATGCTGTCCAGCGTACCCTTTGCCACCTGGGAGCTGACTACGATGTTGAGTGCTATCGGCTCGCCGTTGGCTCCGGCTATCGGCTGCGCTACCTTGCCCTCTACACGCTCAAGAATCAAGGCGTAGGGCTTGATGTCCCCCTTCAATAGCGCCTTGTACGCCGCTGCCGGTAGTGCCTCGGCTAAGAGTTGCGCCCATGTCTTATCGTTCGCCTTACCTTGCCCGTCCTTGAGCTTCGGTTTCTTCTTTAGCTCATCGACAAGCAGGGATGTTAGGCAAGCAGTCTTCTTTGGCCTGCCGTTGGGGTTATGCACCTC